TGCTGGTCATGTGGTGCGCGGCCTTCATCTATTTGCTCTTGTAGCTTGGAAAGTTGCTCCGCTAGATGCTCAATCAACATATATTGCTCACTATCAGCAGGCAAACTGCCCATTTCACCTCTAGGCCATTTAATGCGAAACTCTGTATTTTGCCCTAAGTCTGCTTCTATTAATACAAATTTATTTTCAATCGTATTTAGGCGTTCGATTATTCCAAAATATGCCCATGTTCCAATAGCTGCGCCTACGACCATTGCCATAAGGTTGCGTATAGGCATGGAAAGCTCAGTATTTTCATTTATCTTGGTTGCCACTATTCAACACCCAGAACCTTTGATAATCCAAAGACTTCAAGCATTATAAATGTAAAGAAAAGCAACAAGATTGAACCAGCTATTAGCTTGCCGCTGAAGTTAGTCGAACCAATCTTTATAGCTACAAACTCGTTGCCCAAGATACGAAGCACTAGCTCAAAGCTGTTTTGCCCAACATTTACTTCAACAGGTTTTTTCTTTTCTTCCGTCATGCGCCCAACTTCCCTTTTGGTAAATACACACACTTCCAAGAAACAGGTTTATAGCCCTTATAATATCTATGAACGTCACTTGCCATTTGCAACGCACGATATTTGCAAGCTCTTTCCACATCAAACCATTGCTGCCCCTCAAAAGTCACACAAGTCTGAGGACTTGCAATCATGCAGGCAATGACAATTGCCTGATACATTATTTCTTCGCCATATACGCCTGTGCGCCGAAATAAAAGCCTACAATAGATGCCTGACTAAGAAACAGCATATCACTTAAACTAGCGAGAAAAGCTAGTCTGCTCTCTGGTATCCACGGAACCAGCGGCAAAAGCGCGAAACCAACCATACTAGCCACAGCAATCCAAGCCATTCGCTTTTGAGCATCAGCCTTTTCCTCACGAAGCTCTAGCTCAAGCATATCCTTTGCGTGAGCGATTTCATCATCGGTCACAGTGCCGTCATTATCTAGGTCAAACTGTGCAAACCTAGAGTTTTCTGAAAGCTTCTTAGCCATTAATAGATTTTAAAGTTTCTTTTACGCGAGACACGACCTTGACCACGGCAGACTTCACCGCCTTCATTAAATCCAAAATCGCGTTGCCCAGTTTTCGTATCATACTTAAAACCTTTCTTGCCAGCCTCTATAGCCTCTTTCATTATCTTTAGCTGCTCTTCAGTTAAGCCACCTAAAACATCTTTCAGAGGAGGGGTTTTATCTGTCATTTTTTAGACTTCTTTTTAGGGGCAGATTTTTTTAGAAATGCTGGTTTAGCCTTAATTTCTCCAGAATCCACAACACTAACAACTGGTGGCTCTACTGGCTTTTCTTCAACTACAGGAGCAGAATAAACATTCTCTCCTGCCAAAGCTTTTCTACGCTCCACCTTTTTAGCTTTTTCTATTTCAGCTACTTGTCGATTAATTGAACTTGCGCTCATTGCATTTTACTCCGTAGGTTTGCCGCAGCAATTTCACGCTGGGTCTTAATTCTATCTTCTGCTATTCGGACTTTTTCCTCATTAGCTTCCTCAGATAGATCAATTCTTTGCTGGTTTAAGAGAACATCATTACGCTCTTTCTCTCGCTCTAACTGTTGCTTGTCTTCAAATTGGCGTGATTTCTCCTGTATTTCAGCGCCTCTTAATGAAAGCTCCTGCTGCCGGATCGCTACCAAAGGATCGGATTGATCAGCAGGAGCAACTGCTTGTGCATACTGTTCAGTCATCTCACCAGCAATTTCTGCGGCTCGATTTTGGACTTCGTTCTGAACTTGCTGCGCCATCTGTGGATTTTGTTGCATCATCATCTGGGCTTCAGGAGACAACTCAGCCATGATCTCCTGTTGAGCCTGAGACTCGGACATCATAGCAATATGCTCTGAAATATGGCCTTGAATGGTCATGATTATGTTAGCATTGGCCTGTGCTACTGGTGTGGACAACATGGCTAAATGAGCCTCAATATGAGCCGCATGGTTCTGCTCTGGGAATGCCTGTAATCGCTGATTCCGCAAAGCTTCTTGGTTTTCTTTTGCAGGATTCATCGGTTGAGGCTGTGGTGGAACAGGCAAAACACTGTCAATGTTTGTCACACCAAGAGCTTCGTACATCTTCCTGTATGCCTGATAAAGACCTTGCGGACCACCATGAATTTCAGGGTTTGATTGAGCAAGCTGTAACTGTGTTTGCGCTAAAGCAATGCGCTGTGACATAGAAAAGATGTTAGGATCTGAAACAGGCAAAACATCAATACGATCATCAAAGTCCTGCTGTTTAATCTCTGGAGGCGCACCCGGAACCGCGTATGGGTACATGGAAGCCATGTTACGGGCAAATATGTTGGCTAAAAGCTTAAATTCAATCTTCTGTGAATAATGAAGCCTTTTATGGATTGCGGACATAACCTTCGTGCCACGCTCCATAATCGCCATTGTGGTGCCTACAGGGGTTTCTCCACCCATTTCCCCTACCTTCGCGTCAGCCATAGACGCAAAGCGCCTCCCTGACTCAATTAGGGAGCCTAATAAGCTATACAGGGTCTGTGAAGGCTCTTTAAACGGCAAAGGCATAAGAGACTGGCGAATATCCATGCCAGCAGCGTCAATATCACGAAATTCACCGGGTTGTAGAGGCTCATCTTCATCACGAATACGAGCGCCACGAGCTTTAAAGCCAGCAGGAAGATTAGAAAGCGTACCAGCGTCAATTAACTGGCGTAAAATGCTTGTAGAGGCTTGAGATAAGCCACCAATCATGTGCGTAAGGCCAAATCCATAGAAACCCAAGCCCGGAAGGAACTTGTAATGCACAAAATACTGATTTTGACGCATCATAGGGTCATCTTGAGAGTAATTTCTACGCAAAGACAAAACTTCGCCTGTGGATTCAACAATTGTCACGATGTAAGGCAGCTTTAAACCGCTCATTTCACCGTCTGCCTTCATATCCTCAAAGCCTTCAAGGTCAAGAGAGGTGTGAACTTCGTAAAGAGTTACCTCTTCAGAGCCAGATCCAGACATTTGTACGCCTTGAGCCTTGTCAACAGACTCCTGAACTTCGCTATAATCATCAGACTCCATATTGCCATCAATATCTGTCTCACGATAGAAGCCGGAGAGTTGGAGCTTCAATACTTCATTCTTATCCATGCGAATAACATGAGTTGTACGAGGAGATGTCAGTAAATCTGTTGCTCCGTAAGGAACAACAAGATCTTCAGCATGCACAAACTTGCTAACTGCACGTTGAAGCAAAGGATCAAAGTAAATCTTCTTAAATGTAGAACCAATAATCGGTAAATAGAAAAGCATCTGATCTGTTTCAGGATCATACTCTTCCATCTCGTAGGTAATCATGTAGTTCATGTAATCTTTGACACGCTGCGCTTGCATAGCAATGTCTGGAGTATCAGCACCCATGACCTGTGTGCGAACAGGCCCACCCGCTGGCAGCATCTCACGATAAGCTTGAGCTTGGAATTGTGTAACAGACTCGGCAAGCAGAGGATGCACAACACCAGAAGCTCCCTCAAACGGCTGGCTACGCTCTTCGTAGTTCATGCCCAGAAGCTCAATGCCTCGCTTGTATGTATCTTCCCAGTCTTGGCGAGAAGACATGTCTTCTTCGATTTCGTTAACAAGATCAGATGAAATTCTTGTTAATTCTGAATCATCAACAAATTCTGCTAAGTTTGCATCAAAAGGAACATCCTGTGCAGCCATAGGATCTTGCTCTAAAAGCTCTCCAACAATAGCTGAACCATCGTCCATTTCAGCTACACCCGGCATTTCTGGCAGTTCTATTACATCAATAGAAGCCTGAATAGCCTCTTCGGGGATTGGAATATCACCTGTAGCCCCTAGTCCTTTTTCAATAGCCATATCTAATCCTTTTTTTGGGTGAGGCTGACTTCGGCGCAATCACGAGAAGGGCATCAATCATGACCGCATAGCCATAAGCCAGCCTCTCTCGCACTATAACACCAAAATCAAACAACATCACCTTATCTTAGCTTTTCTGGACGAACCCATGTAAGCCCTGCCCATGCCACGAACTGCGCCGCCTTCTTCATAGCGTTGAGCCTTTTTGGATTTTTTGAACTTTTTAGCCATTCTGTTCCCAATCCTTTCTTGCTCTTCTGCGTTTGTAGGCTTGTTTACGCTACGCACACCTGTAAACCTTTCAATCGGTGTAGGCTTGGGCAGCGGCAATGGGCCTGTGTATTTTTTACCAGCCATTAGAATACTCCTTTAAATCGTTGTGGACGGGCTATAGGGCTAAAGCCTTTTACAACACCGCCCCTGTTCTTTTTGGTAACACTCTTTTTCCCAATTTTTTTAAGCTTGTAAGGCACATACCCTAACGCTCCTGCACCAAGAGCCGCCGTACCATGTGCGCCATAATTAATAATATCTTGAAGATGCGGCGCAACCGCTGTCACAATATCCATAGCAGAAGCATTCTTTATATTTTTGCTTTTCTTCTTTGGTACCGCTGGTTTTCTAGGTGCCATCAGCTAACTCCTTTAAACTTTCCACCACGACCCCTCATGACAGCGCCGCCGTTGTTCATCTTTTTGAACGGGGGCATCTGACCCTGAAGTATTCTTAAAATATCAGCAATCGCACCACTCTTCTTAAAGACCTTGCCCGGATTTTTTTGAAAGGCTTTGCCTAGATACTCTCTATCTTTTTTAAACGGTTTTCTGCCAGCCATCAATAATACTCCCTGCTACGCCTGTAATTTGCAAAATCATCATCTTGTTCGTCTGAACGGGTGCGTATAAAACTACCCTGCCTAAAACGCAGTATAGCCTGTGTCATCGAATCCGCCAAGTCATCATGCTCTCCATTGGGAAATGACGCACATTCCTCAATGACTTCTTCTGCCCATCGGGTGTCTGGAGCGTAAACCATACCTGACTCAAACACAGGTGAACAAGCGTTCATACGAGAAAACTTGTCTGCACCACGCCCCGGCGTAAATCCAGACACAGGAATGCCCATCTTACGCAAATCCTGCGTTAACGGTGTTCCAGATGCCTTTTGCTCTATCAACACCATGTCTGGTTCAAATTCCTCATACAATCGCATTGCCGCGTCTTTAAGCTCTGGAAACTCCCATCGACCTTTTTCAGCGTCCAGCAATATGATCGCAGCCTCATCACCCTCGTCAGGATGAAACACGCCCCAAGTCGTAATAGCCGAATAATCGGCCCTCTCGCTTTTTGTGAACGCCGTGTCATACGACTGGATGATGTAATCAACGACAGGTGGATCATCATGATCCCAAACATTCCACCACTCCCTTTTGATAATCGCACCCTCTTCAGCAGTAGGATTCTGAAGATACTGTGCGTTCCACTTGGCTACAGGGATAGAAGCCCTAACGCCGTCTAGCTCTTCCCTGCTCCAAAATTCGGGCCACAACACGTTGTCTGTTTCTGGAAATATCGCCGGAAACTCCACAACTTCCCATTGATCCGCTCCGCCCTCGGCCTGCTTCTGCAAAACCTTCGCTGTCAAATCCCTGATGCTCCACCGCGTCATCACGATGATAATCGCGCCGCCCGGTTGCAGTCGCTGTCTCGGTCCTGATGTGTACCATTCGTAAATATTATCCAGCGCGGCTGGTGATAACGCATCCTGCTCTGATACAGGATCGTCAATAATACAAAGATCAGCACCACGACCAGCAAGCGCACCGCCTACACCAACAGCGTAATACTCCCCACCCATATCCGTAGACCAACGACCACTGGCCTTCGCATCTCTAGCTAACTGTATGTCAGGAAAAACATCACGGTAAATATCACTGTCTAAAAGGTTCTTGACCTTACGACCAAAACCTACAGCCAACTCCGCCGTGTGCGTTGCCTGAATAATCTTTGTCTGAGGCTTCTGCCCCATAACCCACGCAGGAAATAAATAACTGGCAAACTCGGACTTCGTATGACGCGGCGGCATGTTAACGATTAAACGCTTTAACTCGCCCCTCGCTACACGCTCCAGCTTGTCACCAAAAATCTTGTGATGATCACCAGCAATAAATGAAGGCCAGACATGCTTTACAAACTTTAAAAACTTGTCCTGATACTCTTCCCTGTCATGAAGCTCCTTGTACTTGTCCAAATGCTTGCCAAGAGACTCAAGCTCCGCATCAGTCAGAAACTCAGTAGGTATATCAAGGACTTCATCCATTTACTAAGCCGCTGGCATCAATGCCTTTAAGAAGTTGTCCGCTGCCATATCCAAGTTGGAAGATACAGGGCCACCATTTGCTAAACCAACAGGGTATTGTGGCTGTGGACGAGACAGTAACTGTGCATACTTCTGCATCTCTGACATAACCTGCGGATTAACACCGCCTGTCACCGGAGTACCATAACCAGAAGGCATCTGGCCTAAAAATGGCATAGGCTGTCGAGGTGATGGAACAATAACAGGTGACGAAATATACGGATTAGCAGGATCGGCAGGGGCAACCGCATCACCAGATCCACTGTCTGCTACTGGTGTACATGTGCCATTTACCAAGCTATACCCAGGTGGGCATGGATCAACCGTGGCAACAGGTATTTCTGGACCATCACCACCTCCGAAACCCTCTGGTGGCCTATTTGGATCAAGGTTTGGATCACCAGTGTAAACAATGTTGTCGAGGCCAAGCATCTGCCCAAGACCACCTAACGCTCCAAGAACAGTGCCTTCACTTGTCGTGCCTCTAATACCAGTATCAAAGTTACCAGTAGGAACAGACTTTAAACCACGTTGCTCGGTAATTGGATTTCGGAAGACCTCAATTGCACTAGACGGCTTGCTACCATAGTTAGCAATCGTGTCAAGGAAATTACCCTCAACATTGTCAGGATCAAGATTGCTTAATGTAGGAAATGCACCACCAACCTTCGGTTTACCAGCCACACCAGCTAACTGACGATACATCTGACGCTGAACAGCATTCCCTGTCCTTAAAGCTTCCATTTCCTCTGCTGTCACTGTGCTTAAACGCCCCGGACCAGTAGCAGTACCAAAACGATTATTTACACTGCCTTTGTAAGCCGCTCCGGGTCCAATCCCCAACGCACCAAGAACCCCATCTGACTCAAGGCCACTTTCAGATGAACCCCTTTTGTTGCGGTCAATTACAGATTGGTCAACGCCAATGTTCTGCAAAGCATCAATAGTGGCTTGGTCAAAATCAGGATCATATGTCTCAGCGTCAGAGTTTCCAACTACAGTTGTGCCTGTGGCTGTAGAAG